TGATCATGGTGCGAGACGTGCTGGCAAACTCGCAGAAGAGCTGACCTCTGAGCAACTTGTATCCGCTCGTCAGTCACTGAGCTTTTTGCTTCAAAACCTGATCAACATCGGAATACAGTATTTCGCCATCGATAAGATCGTTTTGGGCGTTTCTGCGAACAATTACATATACAACCTACCCGCGGGTGCAAACGACGCTCTAAACGTGCTCTATCGCACCATGAGCCGCCCTAGCGCGAGCTACACATCCTCCGCAGGTGGTACTGTTGCTAACGTGGGTGACAACGACGTAGACACGTTCTGCCTGCAAACTAGCGCAAACGGGAACATTTCAGCCAATTTCGGTACAAACCAAGAGATTTATGCTGGATCTATTGGTATTTTGCCCTACGTGGCAGGTGGTGGTAGCGCTACGTGGACGCTGACGCTCGAGTATTCAACAGACAACAGCACTTGGTCGACCTTGGAGAGCCTTGGCGCCGTAGCTGTGACTGATAACAAGTGGATTTGGACGGACATAAACCCGGGGCAAGCCGTCCAGTACTACCGTGTTCGTGCCTCTGGTGGTACTACCTTGGCTTTGCGTGAGTTCTACGTTGGCAACAATTCAACCGAGATCACCATGTCTCGCCTAAACCGCGACGACTACACAAACCTGCCAAACAAGAACTTTACAGCAAACCAGCCCTTCCAATTCTGGTTTGATCGCACGATTCCTTTGCCTTCGCTGTACTTGTGGCCCGTCCCTAGTGACCCATTCGTGCAAATTACCGTGTGGTACAGCAAACAGATCATGGACGTTGGCGCCTTAACTGACGAGCTGTACATCCCAACACGGTGGTACGAAGCAACGCTAATGATGCTGGCGCATAGGATGAGCCTAGAGTTGCCCGGAATCGACATGGCGCGCATCCAATACCTCGAAGGTCAGGCTGAGAAGTACCTGAACATGGTTGAGCAAGAAGAGCGTGACAAGTCTCCGATCTACTTCGCCCCTAACATTTCTGTGTACACAAGATAATGCCAGTCTTCCTCGACACTCGTGGCAACGCTACTTTATCGATAGCGATCTGTGATCGTTGCAAGATGAAGCGCGCCCATGATGAGATGAGACCTGACCCGAACTTCCCCGGCCTCCAAGTCTGTGGACAAAACTGTGCAGATGAAAAAGATCCCTATAGACTTCCAGCCCGAAAAACTGAGAGAATAACGATCAGATTCCCACGTCCTGACGTGAGCGTTGCCGCCAATGACAACAATGTTGTCACTACCCAAAACGGTATCACTGGTGGTAGCTTTATCATCTCGACAGAGGGTAATACTCAGGATCCTGAGAATAACGGTAACCTTGACCAACTGAGCCCATAATATGTCCGCACAAGTAACGATCACACAATTACCTGCCGCTGGTGCGATTACTGGTACAGAGGCAGTTCCTATTGTTCAAAACGGTCAGACCGTACAGACGACGACTGCCGCGCTTGCGGGGTCTCCCATCCAAACTCAGACGTTTCTAACAAAGAACCAAGAGCCTACATTGGCTAACAGTCGTGCACTGTCTGGTGGTACTGGTATCGGTCTAGTCGATGGTGGAGCTCAATCTACCCTTCAGGTAGCCTTGAATGGGGTCTCAGGAAGCCTTGAAACGGCGTCTAACGGGATTATTGCCAAGTCTGGGGGATCGGTAACAGGACGCACCTTATCGACGTCTGGAAGCGGTTTAAGCGTTACTGACGGCAACGGCGTATCAGGCAACCCAACATTTCAATTGACAGGTGTTGCGGCTTCTGTGGCTGGCTTGTCTGGCACGGGCATGTTGGCGCTGACTGGTGGCGGAACAACGGTGGCTGGACGTGACTTAACTGGTACGGCAAATCAGATCGACATTACAAACGGCAACGGAGCTTCTGGCGCGCCTACATTTAAGATCGCTGACAACGCGGTGTTTCCCGGCACCGAGAGCGTACAAGTGCCTGCTGGTACAACAGCTCAGCGCCCAGCCGTTCCAGTGAATGGCGATATTCGCTACAACACAGACACATCTCGTTTTGAGATTTATGCTGGTAGCTCTTGGACAACGATTGGTGCAGGTGACGGTACGGTAACCAGCGTTTCTGGCACAGCGAATCAGATCACTGTTGCTAACGGTACAACAACGCCTCAGATAAGTATTACGACCAACCCTGTGCTTCCCGGCACTGGGAGCGTCACCGTACCAGCAGGAAGCACCGCCGCTAGATCCGCCTCTCCCGTAAATGGCATGATTCGGTACAACACCGACTCTGCATTGTTTGAGGGTTATTTGAACGGGGCTTGGACGTCCTTTGCTTCTGCTGGTGTGGGCGTGTTGTCTATCAATACTGGCACTGGCTTGACAGGTGGCCCAATCACCTCAACAGGCACCATATCGCTTGACAACACCGCTGTAACTGCTGGTAGCTACACCGCCGCCAACATCACAGTTAACGCTCAGGGTCAAATTACCGCGGCAAGTAGCACAACAGGATTGGTAAGCTCATTTAGCGCAGGAACCACTGGTCTTACGCCTGCAACAGCTACAGGCGGTGCAATTACCCTTGCTGGTGTTTTAAACCCTGCAAACGGCGGTACTGGTGCAAACACTTTGACTGGTTACGTTAAAGGTACTGGCGTAACAGCCATGACCGCCAGCGCTACCGTTCCAACTACTGACTTGAGTGGAACAGTAACAAATGCTCAATTGTCAAACAGCTCACTGACTGTTGGTACAACAAGCATAGCTCTTGGCGCTACGTCACTGACTTTGGGTGGTTTGACATCTGTCGCGGTTACGCAAGACCCAACCTCAAACTTTCAAGTTGCAACAAAGCAGTACGTTGACGGACTGGTTACGCAAGGCATCTCATACCATGAGCCTGTCTACGTTGAGTCTCCAAACTCGGTTGGCAACCTAAACGCAACTTACAACAACGGCTCGTCTGGCGTAGGCGCTACGCTGACTAACGCAGGTACGCAGGCGGCGCTGACCATTGACGGTGTTTTGACCACTGTTGGTATGCGTGTATTGATTTACAACCAAACAGCCCAAGCCCAAAACGGCGTGTATACCGTCACCACCGTTGGTACAGTTTCTACAAATTGGGTGCTGACTCGCGCAACCGATGCAAATACATACGGTCTTCGTGATCCTAATGCTTTAGGTTACAACGACGCTTTCTTTGTTCAGGCAGGTAGCACTGGGGCTGGTGAAACATACGTCTGCACGACTACAGGTGTGATCACGTTTGGCACAACTGCTATCACGTTTGCTCAGATTTCCTCAGCGCAAGTCTACACAGCAGGTAACGGCTTAACGCTGACAGGAACTCAATTTGCTTTGACAGCGCCAGTAACCGCCCCAAACGGTGGAACTGGTCAGACTTCGTACGCTACTGGTGACTTGCTGTTTGCGTCAAACTCTACGACGCTGTCTAAACGAGCTATTGGTACTGAAGGATATGCCTTGAGGGTCGCCAGCGGTGTTCCATCTTGGCAATTGCTTTCTACTGGTTTCCCTGTCTTGTTGCACTCTGGCGCAACATCAGTTGACGTTTCAATTTTAAATGGTTCCTTCCCTGTGCTGTTGCACAATGGGGTCACCAGCGTCAACGTAACTTGCTTCTGAGGATTAAAAAATGGCATCCAAATACTCACTTGTTCTCAGCGGAACGACCGTACAGGAGCTCCAGATTGGAGACACCTTAAACTTATCCCAAGCGGACAGTTTATCGTTGACCACTGGCGTGACGGGCGTCCTCCCGACCGCAAATGGCGGAACCAATTTGTCCACGTTTACCGCCAACGGGGTCATATACGCTTCGAGTACCAGCGCACTGGCTCAATCGGCAAATCTTTCCTATAATTCGTCAACAAGTGTGTTGACTGTTGGGACAGGCATCACTGGCGGCATTTCTGGAGGAACCTTCTAATGGCGGCAACGAATTTCACCCCTATTTCGCTGTATTACAGCACTACAGCTACGACAGTCCCGTCCGCTGGCAATTTGGTCAACGGCGAGTTAGCCTTGAACATTGCTAATACGGACATGACTTTGTATACAAAGAATGCGTCTGGCGTTGTCAAGCGCATTATGAACAACCCTGCCAATTTGATTTATCCAACAGCGGATGGAACAAACGGTCAAGCGCTAGTGACAAATGGTAGTGGCACACTGACATTCGGCACGGCTGGTATTTCAACAGGTAAATCCATCGCCATGGCGATGATCTTCGGATTCTAAGGAGCAATCATGGCAAACCCAAATATCGTAAGTGTAACGACCATCAATGGAACAACGGCGTACATTGCGCCAACCGTTGCTACGGCTGTTGCGACATGGACATACGCTGACCCAAGTACAAGTGGTTCGGTCTCGTTGCCGGGACTTACGCCAGCATCTGGAACGGTCAACAAAATCAACAATATTGTTGCTTCAAACATCACTGGCTCTGCTGTGAACGTAAGTGTGGCAGTTGCCAACAACCCAACATTTGCAAGCGGTACGCCGTACTACATTGTGTATCAGGTTAGTGTGCCTGCTAATGCGTCATTGATTGTTACGGATAAAACGACATCGTTTTATGTAACGCAATTCCAATCTGTTGGTGTCACGATTGGAACGGCAAACGCAATAAACTTCACAGCGTCATTCGAAGCAATTACGTCCCCATAAGGAGCATCCTATGTCGATGCGTAACCAAGCTGGTATTGTTTTACCGGGGTACAACGCCCTGAAGGTTGCTAACGCCCCAACGATTGGGACTGCTACAGCGGGCAATACGTCCGCATCTGTGACTTTCACTGCACCATCTGACGTAGGTGGCGGGGCTATTACTGGGTACTCTGTTGTTTCAACACCGAGCGGCGTGATTGGGACGGGCGCATCTTCCCCTATTACTGTAAGCGGTTTATCTAACGGAACGGCTTATACATTTCAAGTGTGGGCCACCAATGCTTACGGCCCTAGCCCTTTAAGCGCGGCTTCTAATTCAGCTACTCCAGCTTTGCCTTTGCAAGTTGCGTACACAACACCCGGAACTTATACGTTTGTTGCGCCAGCAGGACTTAGCCCAGCAACCGTTTCTGTTCTGGTTGTAGGCGGCGGCGGTTCTGGTGGAAACTATAAAAGCGGTGTCGGTGAGGGCGGCGGTGGTGGTGGTGGGGGTGGATTGAGGTATGGAAATTCAATTTCTGTTACGGGCGGTAGTTCTTACACCGTAGTTGTAGGCGCTGGCGGAGTTGCAAACGCTGGTATAAATAACAACGGCAATGCAGGAGGCCAATCTTCTTTTAATGCTACTGTAATTGCCTTGGGCGGAGGGGCTGGTCTACTTGGTGGCGCGGGAGGTGCTGGTGGTGGTGGTTCAGGCGGCACTGCTGGCTACACAGGCGGTGCTGGTGGAGCAGGCTCTTACGACGGTGGTTCTGCTTCTGGTGGTGGTGGTGGCGCGGCTGGCTACGCTGGCAATGGCGGGAATGGCGGCACTTATTCAGCATCTGGGGTAACTGGTTCAGGCGGTTCCGCTGGCGGCGGTGGCGGCTCATTTAATGGCGCGGCTGGTGGCGGTGGCATAGGATTATTGGGTCAAGGGTCAAACGGAGCGGGTGCGGCATTTAGTGCGGGAGCAGGCATTGGCGGCGGTGGCGGCTCTGGTGGAACTACTGCCCCAAGCACAACAGGTAATGGTAAAGCGCCCGACAATTCTTCGGCAATTGGCGGTGGTTCTGGCGGCGATAGTTTTGCAAGTACAGCAATAAACACAGGTGGTAATGGCGCTGTTCGCATCATCTACTCTACAACTGGCGTAACCCGTAGCTTCCCATCAACAAATACAGGAGACCTGTAATGGAACTCTTTATTCGCATCAAAGATGGGCAACCGTTTGAGCATCCAATTTTTGGCGACAACTTTCGTCAAGCATTTCCTAATGTAAACACAAACAACCTACCAGCAGAGTTTGCTCGGTTTGTGCGTGTTGAGGCTCCTGTTGTTGGAGTCTATGAAAACTACACGGGCGTGACTTACGAGTTAATTGATGGTGTTTACAAAGATGTCCACCATGTTGTGCCAATGACTGATCAACAAAAAATTGACAAGCAAAATGCAGTCAAAGCAGATTGGTCGGCAAACGGTGGGTATGCTTCTTGGGTTTTTAACGAAGAGACTTGTTCTTTTAAAAACCCTATTGCGTACCCACAAGACGGCAAAGACTATCGTTGGGATGAACCCACAACATCTTGGGTGGAGATAAGCAATGCCTAATTATTCTGGTATTTGGACATCAAGACAACAAATGCAGGCTATTGCGGCTGGGACTTGGCAGTCGCCATCTGTGACTGTTGGGTTTTTGGTAATTGCTGGTGGCGGCACTGGCGCTTCAAATTACCAATGGGGTTGTGGCCCCGGTGGAGGTGCAGGCGGTTATAGAACATCTGAAGGCACTTCTGGTGGTGGTGGTTCAGCAGAACCCCAACTTACCCTTAGTCAAGGCACAGCCTACACAGTCACAGTTGGCGCTGGTGGTGCTGGCGTAGCAATCGGTGGAAACAGCGGAAGTAATTCTGTGTTTTCTACAATTACATCTATTGGTGGCGGAAGGTCAGCATATTACCAAGGTGGTAACTTTACTGGTTTAACTGGCGGTAGTGGTGGTGGCGGTCAACAACCAATAGGCTACGGGCCGGGGGGTGGCCCCGGCTTGGGGACTGCAAATCAAGGATATGCTGGCGGTGAATGTACTAATGCTGGTGCAGGTTCTGGCGTTGCGGGTGGCGGTGGCGCTGGCTCTGTTGGTCAGACGGTTCCCGGCAACACTAGCGTTGGTGGTAATGGCGGTTCTGGAGTTAGTTCTAGCATTACTGGCACTGCTGTAGCTAGAGCGGGCGGAGGTGGCGGTACATCAGGTAGTGGCGCTAGTAATGGAACTGCAACTGCTGGTGGCGGCGCTGGTGGTAGCGGTACTGCTGGAACTGCAAACACCGGCGGTGGTGGCGGTGGAGTTGACGGGAGCGGTGGTAGTGCAAGTGGTGGCTCTGGCGGTTCTGGTGTAGTTATCATTTCTTCACCCGTAGTGGCATCTGCCACAACAGGTTCACCCACAGTAACTACTGTTGGCGCTAACACCGTCTATACATTTAACTCTTCTGGTTCAATCACTTTCTAAGGAACAAAAATGGCACACTTCGCACAAGTAGAAAACGGCATCGTCACGCAAGTTATTGTGGCTGAACAAGATGTTATTGATTCAGGCTTGTTTGGTACAGGCTGGGTTCAAACTTCGTACAACACACGAGGCGGTCAGCACCCAGAAGGTCGTCCATTGCGTAAGAACTACGCTGGCATTGGCTATGCCTATGATGCCCAGCGCGACGCATTCATCCCTCCACAGCCATTTGCTTCTTGGACATTGAACGAAGACACTTGCTTGTGGGGCGCTCCAATACCTATGCCTATTGAAGAAGGTAAATTTTTCACATGGGACGAAGCCACAACATCTTGGATTGAGGTGACTAATGTCTGAACAATGGCCCGGTGGGTTTATAACCAAAACGCCCCCAACACCTGCTGGCCCATTTGAAAACAGTGCGGCTCCCGGTATTTGGACTCTAAGCCAACAGGCGGGTTATGCAAAGCAAGGCTTATGGCCAACTCAAGGAAATTTTGCTACCTACTTGGTTGAATATCTTGTTGTTGCTGGAGGCGGCGCTGGCGGTGATGGAGTTGCTAATTTTGGCGCTTCTGGCGGCGGCGGCGGCGGCGGGTACAGAACAGCGGCTGGGCTTTCAGTTACAGGCGGTTCTCCAATTACAGTAACCGTTGGCGCTGGCGGGGCTTCTTCTAGTCTTGATGGAAATGATTCTGTGTTCGGTAGCATCACAAGCACTGGTGGTGGTGGTGGCGCTTCTTCTGGCGGCTCTGGCGGTCGAACAGGCGGCTCTGGTGGAGCGGGTGGCTCATGGACTGGAACGCCTAGTAGCGATTACCCCGGCGGTGCTGGAAACACACCTAGCACATCTCCATCGCAAGGCTTTGCTGGCGGCTCTGCTAGAAACACAGGCGGTGGTGGAGGCGGCGGCGGTGCGGCTGTTGGCGGAAACTCAGGTGGAACCAACGGCGCTAATGGTGGCCTTGGCCCTATATCAAGTATCACTGGCACTGCCACTTACTACGCTGGAGGCGGCGGTGGTGGCGCACAAGGCACTACACCGGGCAGTGGCTCAAGTGGTGGCGGTGATGGCGGAAACTCAACAAGAGGTGTGGCTGGAACTGTTAATACTGGCGGCGGTGGTGGTGGTGGTGGCGGTAGTGGTTCAGGTGCAACGGGGGCTTCTGGTGGTTCTGGTATTGTGGTTATTAAAACAACTGCCACAGCCGTAGCCACTACAGGCTCTCCAACAGTCACAACAAGCGGTGGCTTTAACATTTACAAGTGGACTTCATCAGGCTCCATTACTTTCTAAGGCATAAAAATGAAAATTGAACTGCCAGTTGAAACAATCAATCAAGTCCTTGGTTACCTTGGAACTCGCCCTTATCAAGAAGTGTTTCATTTGATTCAAGCCATTCAAGAAGCCGCAAAACCACCAGAGCCTTTAAAGGTTGAAGATGGAAACAGTGGAGACTAAGCTTGCCGTGCATGAAGCTATCTGCTCGGAGCGCTATAACAGCATAGATCGCTCTTTGCGAGATGGGGACAAGCGCATGACGAAGATTGAGTACTTGCTGTACGCGGTGATGGTCTGTGTGCTGTTCGGCCCCGGCGTCGCTGGCGAGCTTGTCAAAAAGATTTTAGGTCTGTAGCTATGAGGGATCTGGTCGAAGCGTTTATCGTTGCGGCCTTTTTAGTTATCTTCATTATTTGGGGTACGTTCACCCTTGTATGGATTTGGGGTTAACCCATGAGTGATGAAAAACTAAACGCCAATTCAACGCTTGATAAAGTGTTGGG